GGTGGGGTAGATAATGGCATTTTGGTCAAGCATAGCTAAGTTTTTTGTAAGTAAAGGTTTTACTCTTGGTGCTACTGGAACATTAGGAAATATTATAGCTGGAATAACTGGTTTTATTAATATTGCAACTCTAGCGGTTGGTGTTAGAGGATTTATGCAGGCTAGACAAATGATGGCTAAAGGTCAGGACATCCTATTAAACAAAACCTCTGCTGGAGGTAAAATACCTGTTATCTATGGAACTAGAAGGGTTGGTGCTCAGATTATCTATATGGATGTATCAGGGAATGATTCAAGAGATTTATATGTTGTCTATGCTTTATCAGTTGGTGAATGTGATGAAATACTAGGTAGGACTATTGAGCTTGATGGTAATCCTTTAACTGATTCAGCAAGATTTAGAGATGGTGGTTATATAGGTTCAGATAAAATATCTTCAGGTTCAGGTTCATTAAATACAGTTTCACAAAATGGTACTGGTATTGATGCTGGTGCTGGTCAATTTGGTACAAGTCCTACATTAAAATATAGATATGTTATGAATCTACATCATGGTGCTGCATCACAAACTGCTGATCCTATGCTTGTTGCATCTATGCCTAATTGGACTTCAGCACATAGATTAGATGGTATTTGTTATATAGCTGCTCATTATGGCTATGATAAAGAAGGTATTTGGTCAGGAGTGCCACAACTAACAGTTCAAGTAAGAGGTAAAAAAGTTTATGATCCAAGAGATTCAGGTCAAACATTTGGAACTCCATCTACTTATGAATTTTCAGATAATCCAGCTTTAACTTTTTTAGATTATATAACTAACAATGAATATGGTAAGGGTTTAACAGCATCACAAATTAATATGACTACATTTAGCTCTGCTGCTAATGTTTGTGATACAGAGGTTGATCAGCCACATTTTAATGGAACAGCACAATCACTTACTTGGAGTGCAAATAGTGGTGATAACTTCTTTACTATTGCAGGAGCAAATGCCAATGAGGATTGGTGGCAAAACAAAATAGGTGAGCTTTTAGATTTATTTGATGCTAATGGTAATGGTGTTATAGATGGTGATGAAATTATTGATGTGCAAAGAAGTGAATTCTTTGATTCAAATGAAGAATACATTGTATTTATAAATAATACTTTTAGTAGCACCTATTCTTCTCAAACTGGCTCTTCATTATTAAAAGTTAAAAGATTTCACTGCAATGGTTATTTAGATACAAATAAAAATGTAATGGAAAATGCAAAAGAGCTTCTTGCTAATATGAGAGGTATCTTTCTTTATATTAATGGTCAGTATGAATTATCAATAGAAGATACAGGTACTTCTACATTTAGTATTAATGACAATCATATTATTGCTGATGCTGGCATATCAGTTGATTATGGTAATAAAGATAAAAAAGCAAATAAAGTTATTGTTGAATTCTTCAATGCTAATAAAAAATATGAATTAGATACAGCTACAGTTTTACATGATGCAAGTCCTGAATATTATTCAGATGATGGTGATGAAATATTAGAAATTAAAGCTGAGTTCCCTTATATAAGCGACCCTTACATAGCTTATAACATGGGTAAGGCAATCTTAACTAGAAGTAGAAATCAGACCACCATGCAGTTCTTAGGAACTCCTGAGATGTATAAACTTAATGTAGGAGACATAGTAGATTTAACTTATGCAGGCTTAGGATTCTCAGGTAAAGTTTGTAGAGTTGAAGCATTAGAATTACAACCTAATGGATTAGTTGCAGTTAGCTTAATAGAATACTTTGATGTTTATACATGGGAAGTACCACCTCAAGAACCAGTAGAAGAACTAGCTAACTTACCTTCTGCTTATGCAGTAAAAGCTCCAACAGGATTATCATTTACTGATACTGATTCTAGTTCTACAGGTAGACCATTCTTATCTTGGAATGAGCCAACAGATTTTCCTGATTATCAATATAGAGTTAATGTTGTAGATAGTTCTAGCAATCAAGTTAAAAACACTATTGTTGATGTAGAGAATTGTGATTTAAACTTTTTACCAGTTGATGCTAACTATGTTGCAAGTGTTAGCTCATTAAATACATTAGGATCAGAGTCTTCTCCAGCTACTTTAACTTTTACTATTGGAGATGCTCCTACAGGTGAAGATGATTTAAAAGATGGTTCAGTAACAATCACTAAAATAGGTTCTGATGTTCAGTCTGCAATTAATGCTGGTGGTACTAATTCAACTCAATTAATAAGAGCTACTTCAGCTCCAACAACAAGAACCGATGGTTCTACATTACAATCTCAGGACTTATGGGCAGATACAAATGATGATAATCAAATCTATGTTAGAAATGCGACTAATAGTGGCTGGGAAAAAGCTAGAGATGCTTCATTAGTAACTTTATATAATTCATTAAGTTCTACTGTATCTACTAACACAACAAATATAGCTACAGCTCAAGGTGATATAGTCACACTTACAACTGATACTTCAGCTAATGCTACAGCTATAACTAATTTAACAGCTAGTGTTAATAATAATGCTGCTGCTATAACCACTGAGCAAACAGCAAGAGCAAACGGAGACTCTGCTTTAGCTTCAGATATAACAGCATTAACTGCTACTGTTAACTCTAATACTGCTGGTATATCAAGCGAAGCGACTACTAGAGCAAATGCTGATACTGCTTTAGCTTCTGACATTACAACATTAACTGCTTCAGTAAATGATAATGCTTCTGCTATTACTACAGAGCAAACAGCAAGAGCAAATGGTGATAGTGCTTTAGCTTCAGATATAACAACTCTTACATCTACTGTTGCTGGTAATACAGCATCTGTTACAACTAATGCATCAGCAATAACTGACATTAATGATAATGCTTCTGCATCTTATGTATTACAACTAAATGCAAATGGCAAAGTTGCACAAATGGTTCTTAATAGTAATGCTGATTCAGGAACTGGTGCAACCAGCACAATAGCTTTCTTAGCTGATACTTTTAAAATAGATAATGATGCTGGCTCAAGTGTAAGTCCTTTTGTTGTAAGTGGCGGTTCTGTACTTATTGATAATGCAAGAATAGAAAATTTATCAGGAACTAAAATTGATGTTGATACTTTAAATGTAAAACATTTTGGTGATGTTTCTGCTGACATAAAAAGTCATTTAGCCACTGAAACTTTTGTACCTTTAGAGGTATTTGGTAGTGTGATTCAAAGAGGAAGTACTAACTTTACTGTTAACACAAACTCAACAGGAACTTATCTATCTTTAACCATGAATCAAATAAGAGATGGTGCAAAGTATAGAGCAATATTAACAGGGGTTTATGGAGACTGTACTGCTGGATATTTAGAATACAGCTTAAATGGTACTACTTGGACACAAGCAGCAGGTGGAGTACAAAACATAACATTTGCAGCAGGTACATTTAGAACCTATGTATTTGCTTATTCAGGAGATATCAGTGGACTTTCAAGCACACAAAGTACAGTTTATTGGAGATTAAGATGGGTAACTAAATTAAACTCAACCTATCAATCTCTTTATGTATTTATAGATAACACACAATAATATGGCAGATTTTACAATATACAAAACAGATACAGGAGACATCATATCTAATGGTGCAACTAACGCAGATATAACAGATATTCTTTTAGAAGATGGTGAATCAGTTATAGAGGGTATTTATGAGGTTGGTGAACATAAGATTATTGATGGCTCACCTGTAGAACAAACCATAGATTTTTGGTCAACAATTAGATTACAAAGAAACGAATTACTAAAAGAATCAGACTGGACTCAAGTAAATGACTGTCCTTTATCTGATCCTAAGAAACAAGAATGGGCAACATATAGACAGGAATTAAGAGACTTACCATCTTTACATCAGTCAGCTAATAATATTGCTGATGTGATATTTCCAAGTATCCCTGAATGATTTAAGATATATAAAATAGGATTTTATTATGGCACAACACGATTACAACATAGCAAACCAATCAGGTGCAGACTTTAGAGCAGATTTAAACAATGCTCTTTTAGCTATTGCAACTGTTAATAGTGGCTCAACAGAACCATCAACTACATTTGCTCATCAATTATGGGTAGATACATCTAGCAGTGTATTGAAGATAAGAAACGCTGCTGATAATGCTTGGATTACTACAGGTGTTAGTATTACTGCATCTAATACATTTACTGGCAATTTAACAGGAGATGTTACTGGTAACTTAACAGGTAATGTTACAGGTAATGTTACTGGAGACTTAACAGGTAATGCAGTATCTTCTGATACTCTAAGCACAGCAAGAACTATATCTTTATCAGGTGATGTGGTTGGATCAGTATCTTTTGATGGTAGTGCTAATGTTGATATAGATACAGTTGTGCAAATCAATTCAATAACATTAGGAACTGATACAACTGGTGATTATGTTGAATCTATGTCAGGTGGAACTGGCGTAACAGTAACAGGTGGAACTGGTGAAGGTTCTACTCCTAGTATTGCTATAGGACAAGCTGTAGCTGCTACTGATGATGTTACTTTTAATATCATTACAGCTACAGAAGAATTTATAGGTGATTTAGAAGGTGGTATAAGGTTTAATGCTAAAGCTGATGGTGCTTTATCAAAAGGTGATGTAGTTTATATATCAGGCGTATCAGGTGATGTGCCAACAGTTGCTCAAGCTAAAGCTGATGATGCTTCTAAAATGCCTGCATTTGGATTAGCTTTATCTGATGCTAATGATAATGCTGCATTACAAGTGGTTACTTTTGGTACTATTGAAGAATTAGATACTTCAGGTGTATCAGAAGGACAAATACTTTATGTATCTACAACAGCAGGTGCTTATACAACTACAGCTCCAACAGGTGAATCTAGTCAAATACAAAACATAGGTAAAGTAATTAGAAGTCATGCTGCTGCTGGTTCTATTAAAGTAGGTGGTGCTGGAAGAAGTAACGCTACTCCTAACTTAGATAATGGTAAAATATTTATAGGTAATGGTTCTAATCAATCATCTACTGCAACTTTAGATACTTCTATAGTTGTTGAAAATACTAATCTTTACTATACAACAGCAAGAGCAAATACAGATTTCGATTCAAGATTAGCTACAAAAGATACAGGTGATTTAACTGAAGGTAGTAACTTATATTACACAACAGCTAGAGTTAATTCAGATTTTGATACTAGATTTGCAACTAAGTCTACAACTAATTTAGCAGAAGGCACTAACCTATATTACACAACAGCTAGATTTGATTCTGCTTTTACATCTAAAGATACAGATGATTTAAGCGAAGGAACTACTAATTTATATTACACACAGTCAAGATTTAATTCTGCATTTGGTAATAAGACAACTGCTGATCTAACTGAAAACACAAATTTATACTATACAGATACAAGAGCAAATTCAGCTATTGATGCTAGAGTAACTAAAGCATTTGTTGATGCTCTTGGAATACAAGCTACTAGTGTTGCTGCTGATTCAGTTGCATTAGGAACTGATACTACAGGTAATTATGTTTCAACAATAACAGGAACTGCTAATAAGATTACAGTGTCAGGAAGTGGTAGTGAGTCTGCAAACATAACTCTATCACTACCTGATGATGTGCAAATTGCATCTGATTTAACAGTAGCAGGTAATCTTACTGTTAATGGAACTCTTACATCTCTTGATACAACAAATCTTGATATAGAAGATAACTTATTCCAGCTTAATGCAGGATTAACAGGTAGTCCTGTAAATGACTCAGGTATGTTGATCAATAGAGGTACTGCTGATAATGGTATCTTTATGTGGGATGAATCAGTTGATAAGTTCACACTAGGATTAACAACAGCAGATGGTAGTGCTACAGGTAATATTACTCTTAATTCACTTGGTACTTTAGTTGCTAATATAGAAGGAGCAGTTACAGGAACCGTATCTAGCTTATCCAATCATGATACTGATGATTTGGCAGAAGGGTCAAGTTTGTATTATACAGATGCAAGGTCAAGAAGTGCCATATCTGCAACTGGTGATATTTCTTATAATAGTTCAACTGGTGTTATTAGCTTTACTCAAGCTACTGCTCCAGTAACAAGTGTTAATACACAAACTGGTGCTGTTGTATTAGATACTGATGATATTGGTGAGGGTTCAACCAATATTTACTTCACTAATGCAAGAGCAGATACTAGAATCAATTTACAAACAGGAGTTAATTTAGATTTAAGTTCTAAATCTACTTCAGACTTATCTGAAGGCTCTAACCTTTATTATACAGATGCTAGATCAAGAGCTTCTATAAGCGAAGATTCAACACAATTATCCTATAACTCAACAACAGGTGTTTTATCTTATACTCAAGGCGATACTGATACAGTCAGCGAAGGAACTACAAACCTTTATTATACAGATGCAAGAGCTAATAGTGCTATTGATACAAGAGTAACAAAAACATTTGTTGATGCTTTAAATGTAGTTGCAGCTTCAGCTACAGGTAATGCAGGAACAGCAACAGCTTTAGCAACTGCAAGAGATTTTAGTATTTCAGGAGATATAACAGCTTCAGGAGTTTCTTTTGATGGAACTGGTAATGTAGCTTTATCAGCTTCTATTGATGCAAATACAGTTGGCATATCAGAAATTAATGTCTCAGATGGTACTAGCGGTCAAGTTCTAACAACTGATGGTGCTGGTAATTTATCTTTTTCAACAGTCTCAGGAACCACTATTAACAACAATGCTGATAATAGAGTTATTACAGGTAGTGGTACTGCAAATACATTAAATGGTGAAGCTAATTTTGTATTTGATGGCACTAATGTTGGAATTGGGCAATCCTCACCTTCAAGTTTTGATGCTGGTGCAGACAATTTAGTTATTGGCGATACTAGTGATTCATCAACTGGATTAACTATTGCATCATCATCAAGTGGAATTATATATTTTGCTGATGGAACAACAGGAGATCAAGCATATAGAGGTGCTATTTCTTATAGTCATCCTATTGATTCAATGATTTTTAGAACTGGTGGATTTAATGAAAGAATGCGTATTGATTCTTCAGGCAAATTGTTGGTGGGTACAACTTCGACAACACCTGCTTTTGGAACTGGTACTGGTATAGCCTTTGTGCCAACTGGTGAAAGTATGATGTCGGCAAATAGTGCTACTACATTATTTCTTAATAGAACAACCTCAGATGGCACTATTTTAGACTTCAGAAAAGACGGCACAACAGTTGGAAGTATTGGTACTAGTGGTGGTGATTTAATTGTAGGTACAGGTGATACTGGACTATATTTTTATGATGGTGCTGATACAGTTATTCCTTGGAACATTACATCAAATAGTGCTAGAAATGGAAGTATTGATTTAGGTGCTTCTTCTCATAGATTCAAAGACCTCTACCTTTCAGGCGGTGTACGAGGCACATCAACTATAGACATTACTGTCCCTGAAACAGCAGGAGCAGCAATAAAGCTAGAGTTTGGTAATAACGACAACACCACTAGGCGAACAGTTCGTGCATACAAAGATAATTTTGAACCTGACGCTGCTGATACTGGGGTTATTGGTTTAGGAAGTCCAACAACTAAATGGAAAGACCTCTACCTTTCAGGTACAGCTTATATTAATACTGCTGTTGGAATTGGAACGACTAGTCCTACAAATGCACTAGATATTAATGGTAGCCAAGTTTTATTAGCCAATGGAGCATTAAAATTTGCAGATGCTGGTAATGCACATATTGGTATGATTAAAAATAGTGGGTCATCAGGCACAGGACAATTAGAATTTTATACAGGCTCTGCACCAACAGAAAGAATGCGTATTGATTCTTCAGGCAGGTTGTTGGTAAACGCAACATCTACTTCAGCAGCTGGTGCTGGTGTTAAAATGCAAGTGAATACTGATATTTTAAGTAGAGGTTCAGTAGCAGGATATTTTTGGGAAAACAGAAGTGGTATAACCATAGGTTCATTAACTGGATGGGGTGGTTGGTACTCAACTGGAACTTCAGTTCATTCTTTATATAGTGATGGTAGTAACATAGTTAGTATTAATCGTTCATCAGGAGCATATACTGCTCTTTCTGATAAAAATAAAAAGAAAGATTTTGAAATTTCAACTGTAGGTTTAGCTGAAGTAATGCAACTACAACCAAAAAAATTCAGAATGATAGATGATGCAGATGATGCTCCTAAAAAATTAGGTTTTGTAGCACAAGATGTTGAAAATATAATACCTGAGGCTTATTTTGAAGATACAAATAAAGATGCAAGTGGAGTTGAAAGTACTTTTATTGGACTTACAGACAGACCAATTATTGCTGCTTTAACCAAAGCGATACAAGAACAACAAGAACAGATTGATGCCTTACAATCTGAAATTAACTTACTTAAAGGAGAATAATTATGGAATGGAATGTAAAAACGGTTGATGTACATCCTAACGAAGAAGGGCATGATGATGTAATTTATAATGTGCACTGGTCAATATCTAAAGAAGATGGAGATTATTCAGCATCATCTTATGGTACGCAAACAATAGATACATCTGATTTATCTAATTTCAAACCTTTTGATGAAATAACATCAGATATGGTTAAAGGCTGGGTAATTGATGCTATGGGTGAAGAAGAAGTTGCTAACTTAGAAGCAAGTTTAGATTCACAAATAGAAAGTCAAAAAAACCCAACATCTATTACAAAAACCTTAGATTCTTAGTATATAATTTAATTTTAAATAACTTATAGGAGAGTTAAATGAGTAAAGAAGAAAATAAGATGGAAAACCAAGAACCAGTAATAATTACATTTAATGGCACTGAATACAGAGCTGCTGATTTAAATGAAGAGCAAATGGCACTAGCTGCTAAATTAAATATTGCTGGTAAAAAACTAGCTAGACTGCAAGAAGCATACGATGACTATGTCATTACTGATGAATACAAGAATCTTTGTATCCAATCATTTGATAGAGCTATTAATGCTGAAGATGTAGCTGAGGTAGTTGAGGAAGAATAATGGCTGCTCGTAAGACCGCTAATGATGTCGCTGCTGATCTAGCAAAACATGATGCAGTATGTCAGGAACGATGGAAAACTATTTATAGAAAAACTGATGATCTACAAGCATCAGTAAATAGTATGAAGGGTTGGTTATTAGCTGGTCTTACAACAATACTAATTAGTATGTTTACTCTAGTCCTCAGAGGTTTAATTTAATCTAAATTAATATATGATAGACAAACTTATCGAACCAGTTAGTAACATTTTGGATAAATTTGTTGCTGACAAAGATTTAAAAACAAAACTATCTCATGAACTGGAGAAAGAAATTATTTCTCTTAATAGAGCACAATTGGAAGTAAACAAAGTTGAAGCAGGACATAATAATATATTCGTTGCAGGGTGGCGTCCTTTCATTGGTTGGTGTTGCGGTCTATCACTCGCTTATCATTTTATTTTAGAACCTATCATTCAATACATTCTTATCGTCAATGCAATTCAATTTGAAACGCCTGAATTTGATTTTAGTCAATTATCTACAATCGTTATGGCTATGCTTGGTCTATCCTCGCTTAGAACATACGAAAAAACCAAAAAATAATATGTTAGACAATGTAAAACAAATGTTACTCAAGCATGAAGGCATGAGAACATTTCCTTACAAGTGCAGTGAAGATAAACTTACTATTGGTATTGGTAGAAACTTAGATGCTAATGGTATATCAGAAGAAGAAGCACTATATCTTCTTGATAACGACATCAAAAGAGTTACAGATAACTTAGATAAGATGTGGAATGTATGGAGACAGTTCCCTGAGAAAGCACAACTTGTATGTGTAGATATGACCTATCAAATGGGTATAACAGGTTTTATGAATTTTAGACAAACAAGAGCATTAATGGAAATGGGTTGTTGGTTAGAAGCAAGTGAAGAGGTATTAAGAAGCAAGTACGCAACTCAAACACCCAATAGAGCAGCTTATAACTCAAGGCAATTAGCCTTATGTCAAAATGCCAAGAAAAACATCAGACCAACATCAAGCTAATTCTAGACTTGGTGCATTAGGAGAATCATTAGTTCAAACCTTCTTGCTTGAGTACGCTGACTTTTGTTACCCAACCCAAGAAAAACATCCTGCCGATTTGCTGATGGAAGTGTCAGGAGGTAAATATACTGTACAAGTAAAAAGCAGACGAGCTACAAAAGAAAAGAAGTTTGTATTTGCTGCTGAGAACTCAAGATCAATGTCTGAGACTTATAAGAACTATCGTTGCGACATTCTAGCCTTTGTATTTTTCTATGATGACCAAAAAAGAATCATGTTTAAATCTAATACATCATCACAAAACTATTTTACTTTTGATAAGAAAGTTATCACTGACACTATGGAAT